GTCGTACCCTCTAGGGCCAGCTGTCTGATACGAATATAATAGATTGTTTTGATTCCGCTCTTCCAGGCATAAATCTGTGCCTTGTTTACGTCTCTAGTCGTAGCGGTATCCTTGAAGAACAATGTCAGGGATAGCCCCTGGTCTACGTGCTGTGTAGCCGCGGCATAGGTATCAATAATCCTTTCTGCCCCAATCTCGTAGGCATCCTGGAAGTACTCCTTGTTATCGTTAGTTAGGAATGGTGCTGGGTAATATACCCTGCCTAGTTTGCCTTCCTTACGAATCTCAATCTGAGAGGCAATGGGGTGGATAGAGCTGGTACTGTTATTGATGTAACTAATAGATCCCGTTGGTGGGACGGCCTGTAGGTTTTGATTGTAGATTCCATACTTCATGACGGACTTTTTAAGCCTGGTCCAGTCTTCCTGTGTAGGTATCTCAATGTTTGAATCTTTAAATAGTTTAGCTACCTTCTTGGTAGCGGGCTTCCACTCCTGAGTTACATACTTATCGAAGTACTCTCCGCTGGCATACTTTGAGTTAGCAAAGTTGTCAAACGGATTACCCGTCTGCTTAGCCTTCTGATTTGAGGTCATCAGCGCGTGATAGGCGACGGTATAGAAGTACATGTTTGTGAAGTCAACACCCTCCTCAGAACCATAGAAGATCTTTTCTTTTCCAAGGTATCCATGTAGGTTCATCTGTCCAAGACCAATAGCTCTAGACCTCCTGTTACCCTCAGCAATTGACATTACAGATTCTATATAACTAAGATCGGCAACTGAGGTTAAAGACAACACGGCTACCTTGATGGTCTTGGCAAAGTTTGGGGACTCCATGGCTTTAGCAATATTAAGGGATCCAAGATTACAGCTAATGTCTTTTCCAATTACGCCATAGCTAAGGTCAGCGTTATACGTTGTCGGGGTGTTTACCTGCAAGATTTCAGAGCACAGGTTTGACATATTGATTCTACCCTCTACGGGATTGGCGGCGTTAGCGGTGTCTTCATAAAGAATGTATGGATACCCCGACTCAAACTGCAACTCGGCAATGGTCTGAAACAAGTCTCTAGCATTAATCTTTTTCTTTTTAATGTCAGCGTTGTCTACCATTTCCTGGTACTTCTCTGTGACAGAAATATCTGCCATGGGGACACCATATACCCGCTCCACGTCATACGGGGAGAATAGGTACATGTCTTCGTTCCTCTTTGCCAGCTCAACAGTAATGTCTGGAATAACGACTCCAAGACTAAGGGTTTTAATCCTTACCTTTTCGTCAGCATTTTCTCTCTTGGTGTCTAGGAATTGAAGAATGTCTGGGTGGTGAGCATTAAGATATACCGCTCCCGCACCCTGGCGGGCGCCTAGCTGATTGGCATAGCTAAAGCTATCTTCCAGAAGCTTCATAATTGGAAGAACTCCCGAGGACTGGTTCTGAATCTTCTTGATGGGAGCTCCTGCCTCACGCAGGTTTGTCAGGTTAAGAGCGACGCCTCCGCCACGCTTAGAGAGCTGGAGAGAGGAATTGATGGCACGAGAAATAGACTCCATGTTGTCTTCGATACGCAACAGGAAGCAGGACACGAATTCCCCGCGCTGTTTCTTTCCTGCATTAAGAAAGGTTGGGGTCGCGGGCTGGAACCGTCCAGTAATAATTTCTTCTAGAACGTCCTGAGCAAAGGTGGGGTCTCCCCCTGCAAGAATGAGCGCGTTCATACAAACCCTATCCTCAAACCTTTCGAGGTAGCGCTCGCCATCAAAAGTCTTTAGGGCGTAGCTGGTATAGAACTTATAGGCGCCCAAGAATGTAGAAAACCGAAACTTGTGAGCGTATGCCTGTTTAAACAACTTCTTAATAAAATCAAAACCGTAGAGGTCTAAGACCTCTTGGTCGTAGTACTCATTTTCTACAAGATAATCTAGTTTTTCTTCTAGAGTGTGAAAGAATACAGTATTAAGATTGACGTGATCCAAAAAGTAGTGCTTGGCAGCAAGCTTGTCTTTGTCGAACTGAATCTTCTTGTTTTCATCGTACAGGTTGAGCATTGCATTGTAGTCGTGGTAGCTATAGGTCTTATCCATAATTCAGTTGTAACCTTTCTGTTACGTCATTAATATCTTCTGTGGTGCCAAATATTTCTACCCTTGCAATAAGCGGCACCCCTGCTTTTGCACTAATTAAATGGGCGGCCTTGCAAAAGTGCTCACCAAAGTTTGTGTTTCCTGTTCCAACTACCCCACGAAGCAGGGCCCTGTTCTCCTTGACATTTAAGAAATGTCGTACTTGTCGGGGTATTGCTGTTCGTTCCGAGCCACCCCCATAAGTTGGGACAACAAGAACAAACTCCCTAGTATAAATAGGAGCATTGCTATCGTCACAGTCCATAGGAATCCTGTAAGAATTTTCACTTAGCCTCTCTACGAACTTTTTTGTGTTACCTGAATAATTTGAAAAGTAAACAATATCAATGGGTAACTTCAATTATACTCTCCGTTTATTCTAAATGTAGTGTTTGAAACTTAAAGGATGCCCAACATCTTGTGATTAAAGAGCAGAAACCCTATCAAGGTATTCCTGTATATCATCTGGAATGGGCTTGGTCTTATATTGTATCACGTTATCGGGTAGATCCGCAACTTCTGTTTTAGGCCTGCTCTTATAAGTATGGATCTCAATATCTCCAAAATCCTCTCTCGGAGTGTTGACGATGGCTCCGTAGATAGCCCCACAGACGGCGTCAGCGAGGTCCTTAGAGCTTTTGCGAGGGTGATCGACTCGATTGTTCTTCATAATCTTAAGCTGTGTGAGCTCCTCGAACAGCAACTCTATGCCTGGCATTATCAATCGATCTTCGTAAACAAGCATGGCCATATCTTCGTAATGTTTCTTGGCTACCGAAACGGTTTCTGTTCTGATACCGACTTTCTTTAGCTCGTTCTGAATATCAAAGGAGTTCCACCTGTCGAATGTCACCATTCCTAGATCAAAGCCCAGCCTTCTAAGGTTCTGAATCCACTGCTTTACTTCCGATAGGTTTACGGGACCTTCAACTTTTGGTTCCCACCAGGCTACGAAGTCTACGACGACTACGGGAACTACCTGGTTAAGGTCCTTAAGTACCTGGATGCTCACCCACTTCTCTACGTGAGCAATGGCCACAGCACACTTGTCGTGCTTTTGGGCGAGGTCAGCATGGACGTAATACCTGACGTCCTGTCTTGGATGAAAGCTTTCTTCTAGCCTTCTAAATTCATCTAAGGGATTCCTGGCTGACATTGACGAGCGAAGTTTGTCGTGCTGCTTAAAAAAGGCATCCGAAGAAAACTTAGGGTCGCAAGCAAAACGCATCATGGCATCATTCAGGTCTGTATAGAACGCTAGCTTGAAGTCTTCTATCTTTCTTGTTGGGTTTATTTCCCAGGTTGGTCTCTTAAGGGCGTACACCCCTGGAAGGTTGTACGATACGATGTGGTCTTCGTCCCACGTAATCTCTAGGGTATTGCCCTCGCTGTCTTCTGGAAGATCTGCGTTTAAGATAAACTTGTGAGTTCTCTCAACCACTTCTTTTTCCATGATAGCCGATTCATACTTTGTAGATATGAAGTCTCCTGGGTATCGGGGGAAAGACAGCAGAACCACTTTGCCAAGGTCAGGGAATCGGGAGTCTACCGAACCTCGGAAAGCCTTATAGATATTATCGGCTGTCTTCCCCTGCTCGTTGCCTGTCGCGGTCTCTACCGCAAACCCCGAGATCTCATCAAGGATGGCCACTAACAGGTTCAACCCCTCGTGAGACTCACGCTCTGAGTGGCCCGAGTATACTGTTACAGAATGGGGAAACTCTATAGAGTCCATCTTTGAATAATACTTTCCTGCAAACCAGGGAGACCTCTCAACCTTAGTCTTAAAGCCTTTAAAGAAAACGTTCTTTGCCTGTGTTGCGTTAATCGCAATGTTGATAATATCAATGGCGTCACCAGAGGGCTTACCGTAATACACCGCGGGGTCTTTAAGACACAAGAGTTTATAAACTATGTAACATACAGCTACAGTGGAGGTGTAGTCTTTTCCACTACCCTTGCCAAGTTGGAGAATGATCTCGTTCTTTGTAAACTTTTTGTAGTACTGGCTACCCTCCTCAAACCCCATCAGCTCCTGTAACTCTTCTATCTTGTATATCTGGCTCATACCTTCTACAATGTCGTACTGAGGAGCCGACAGCGAGGGCTGCCCCAAGAAATCTTTTCCTTCGACAAAAGTCCGAACATCTACAGGTTTCTCCGCAAAGGGGCTGTCTTCTAATACATCAAAGAACTCATCAAACATGGTGAACTATCGTTACCGTTTCGTCAAGCTTTTTTGAAGCCTCTGAGAGGCTTGCCATAATCTTATCTTTAATCTCTGGATGATCTGAGGCAATATTTTTTAGAATATTGATAAGTATCTCTTGGCGTCGTTCAATTTCCAGCATTTCCTCAGCCAGCTCTTTGTTTTCCAGCAGACCAGCTTTTTGAAGCATTTCAATTCTCTTGGACTCTATATCCATAACGAGCTTGATCGCAGACGTCTTAGACGCAAGGTTTGCCGTCATCGTTGCCTCATCAATAACCTCGTAGGCTAGACCGATCAGCTTACCGTAGTGTTGGTCAGCAACGGCCAGAGCCTCTTGGGCCCTAGCTCTAATGGCAACATTGTCGGAAGCCAGAATCTGCCACTCTTTAATTAGACTTACAACTTTTACCCTAGGAATTGCTAGCTGTTTAGATATCTTTGTGGCGTCACCTCCCTTAAGATATTCTCCTACGACCTTGTTCATTTGGTCAAGATGTTCAACTATCTGTTCTTCGTTTTGCAATGCGCTTCCTCCTTTTGGGAATTCTTTTTATGCGATCAATCTTAAATGATCGCAGGGATCCTGTTCGATGCTTATAAACCTCGTAGCAGTCTATCCACTGGGCGCCTGTGTTTTTGTTTGTGACTAAGGAGTCAAACTTAAACCTTATACCATGCTCATCCTTAATCCTGATGACTTCTCCTTGTTCAATTAAGAATCCTTCAACAGTCACCTCTGGAAGCCTGGCGAAGTGCGAAGGCTTTGGCTTTGAAAGATTTCTAAAGCGTACCATTTATTTTCCCTTTACGTTTGTAGTAAATGACCTGATACTCTAGTATACACTGTC